CAATGACGGCCTCGTAACTCTCGTCGACGTCGGCGTCGCCGGACGTGGGGATCGACTCGGTGTCGAACGCGACCGCGCCCGCGGTGAACGGCGTCGTGATCTCGGCGTCGAGGTCCGGCTCTATCGCGACCCACACCGCATACAGATCCTCGATCGCCCCAGACGACCGGGCCGCCGCTCCGGCGCCCTTGGCGATCCGGCGGTACAAGGCCAGCGTCAGGTCGGCCGCGTTCGACGTGTTCGCACGGATCGTCGCGTCGATCTGCGTGCGGTTCGGGCCGACGAGGCTCAGGTACTCGTCGAGCTCGTCCTCGGTCGCCGTGTCAACCAGCAGCTCGAGCACCCGCGCGTCGACGTCAGTTACGACTCGGCTGGCGGACGCGTCTAGCGCGTCGACCGTCCCTTCGACGTTCGCCTTCCCGATCCACTGAGACTGCAAGTAATCGCGGAGCGCCATTAGATCTCCTGGACCGTGAACGTGACCACGTCGAACTGGGCGTAGCTGTTCGAGGTGATCGACTTCTTGGCCGCGCCATCGATCGCCACGCCGGTCACGTTGAGCACACCCGGGACGGTGAGCAGCGCGTTTGCGATCTGCGAGTCGTACACGTCGTCGCCGACGCCGAAGATCGGATCGTGCTCGACCTCGGAGAGTTCGCGGCGGTGGTCCGAAGCGCCGGCCAGGTTCGGGACCGGTACGTTCGGGATCAACGTCAGCGCGTGGACGGTCTCGAGCGCGTAGAGCTCGCCCGGGTAAAGGTCCGGGTCGACCAGTAGCGTCGCGGTGATCTCGTCGATCGGCTCCACGTCCGGGCGAGCTACGCGGACCGTGTGTAGCCGGCCGTCGAGCCCGCGGACGGAGATCGCTTCGCCCTCGTCGAAAAGCAACCCCACCGGGATCATCTCGTAGAGCGCCCGCGCGACCTGGTCGTCACGGCCTCCGAGTACCGCCGTCGTGATCCGCCGGGTCGTGTAGTCGACATCGGTCCGCGACCAGATCACCCCGGGCACGCGGGCGAGAGTGGCGTCGACCGTGGCGGCCAGCGCGTCCGTCGTCGACCCGTCGTGGTCGCCGACGCCGTGGTTGGTCCCGAGCCCGGCAGCCGCAGCGCCCGGTTTGCGCGCGCGTGCGAGTAGATCGGCGTCGACCTCGAGCAGCCGCCCCGCGGCACCGGCGGCGAGATTGAGCACGTTGCTCAGGCCGGGCACGGGATCCTCGACGAGCACGATCCCGCTGGCGGCGGCGACGATGTTGTCGCTGTCGTTCTGTGCCCCGAGCTGAACGAACGCTCCCGCGTCGGCCGCTTGCGCCAGGGGCTCGGCCGACGTCACTTCGACGGTCGCTGCCGCGGTCCCGCGGCCCACGGTCTTGAACGTCGCCGACCCGTCGGCGGTCAGGTCGTCGCCACCGATCGACTCGATCAGCGCGATCGAGTTCGTGTCGCCGAGATCGCCGGCTCCGGTACAGGCAAAAACCCAGCCGGGAACATGGGTGTCGTTGATCGTCGTGAACAGCTCGCCGACCTCGAGCTCGTCGAGCGTCCCGGGCTCGACGCCGCGGACGCGTCGCAGCGTCACGGCCGCGTCGGTTGTGTAGGACTCTGCGACCGTCGCGCGATCGAGCACAGCGAGCGCGATCGACCCGGGCTCCGTGTCCTGTGACGGGAACAGGTCGACCGGGACTTCGACCGGCTGTACCGTCGCGACTCGAGTCCCCGCGGAGACCACCGCCCCGGGATCCCCGGTGAGCGTCACGACCGCCGTGGCCGGTGCCGGTGCCAGGCGCAGCACGCCCGTCAACCCGACCCGGGCGTCAAGCATGATCCCCTCGGCCTCCTCGAGCGGTACGTCCGCGGCGATCGCGGCGTCGTACACCTCCTCGAGCATGGCGGCGAACTCCTCGCAGATGATCCGAAGCGGGCCTAGGTTCGCCTCCGCGATCGGCATGTCGCCGACCAGCTCCGATAGCAGGTCCGTGGGCTTTACAATGCTCATGCCGCCGTCACCGTGATCGTGAAGTTCGGCGTGAACCATAGCGCCGCCTCGGTCTCGCCGAGCGGGACGTCGACGTCGAGCGCCAGCGACGTGGTGAGCACGGCGACGTCGAGCACCTGTGGGAGCGCCGCGAAGATGCGCCGGGTCACGTCGGCCCTGGTGATCGGGTACCCGAATCGCGTGTTCCGCGCGCCGGTGTTCAGCACGAGGGCCGCGTCGGCCGGCGCCTCGCCCTCGTCGAACGAGTCGACGTCCGGAGGCATCGCCGCGGCGGCGACCTCGGCGTCCGACACGTCGTCGACGTTCGGCACGATTACGGTGATGTCCAGGACCGCCGTGATCTCGCCGTCGGCACCCTCGAGATTCTGCACGTCAAACGACTGTGTCACGCCCTGAGAGTCGGTCGCCTGGCAGGTGGTCGCGGTCCCCGGGTCGGTGAGCTGCGTCCCGGCCGGGAGGCATTCGAGCAGCGCCTCGGCAATCGCCGTCTCCGGCGTCGACACGGCGTCATCATAGATCGTGTAGATCGCCGCCAGGTACGCCGTGTCGGGGTCGGTCATGATCACGACATCGAACACGCCGTCGATCTCGGTGATCGCCTGCCACAACTCATCGCGTGACGTCGCCATCGGCTTTGACAGCTCGTCCTCGCGCCGTCGCCGGAGCGTGCCGTCCTTCTCGCCGGACGCCCGCTCGAGCCCGGCAAAGACGGCGTGGGTCTCGAGCGCCGTTCCGGCGGCGTTGTCGGGGTCGCGGGCGTCAACGAACTCGGCGATCTTCTCGTGGGCCTCCGCGAGCGCCAGCGACGCCAACGAGGTCAACTGCCCGGGCAGCTCGCCGTCGGACGTATCGAGGTCGCCGTCGACGCGCGCGCGTACGCGGTCGACGAGATCGGCGCGGAGGTCCGCGTACGCGGGCGGGCTATACGGCACCGGTCACCACCTCGTCGCCGGCGATCGCCGTGTACCCGATCGACAGGTTACGGCCGTCGAGCTCGAGCGTCACCTCGACGACTCGGTCGACGCCGGGCGTGCTCTTGATCATCTCGACGACCTGGCGGCGGATCCGCGTGAGCCGCGTCCGCGTCGCCTTGCCGCCGAGGATCGCGTCCGCGTCCGCGACGATGTCGTTCGGGTAGTACGGCAACCCGAGGCGCTGGTTTGCGAACCACTCGCCGCGCACGATCCGCAGCCGGACCTCGATCCCCTGGAGGATCGCGTCGAGCCCGGAGACGAGTACGACCGGGTCAGCGAGGTCGCCGTCGTCGAGGGTGAACGCGGACATTCAGCCCCCCTTTAGGATCGTGGTCCCGAGGGCGATCGGCGCGGGCGCAGAGCTCGTGGTCGCGCCGGCGCCGGTGGTCACGCCCGGGACCGGGTGGGTGTGCGCGTTGAACTCGGCCAGCGTCACGAGCGCGCTGGACCCACCGATCTCGATCGTGCCGGACCCGGTGAACTCGATCGTCGGGGCCTTGTTGCCCTTGCCGCCGGGCAGCAGTCCGGGGATCGCGACAGCGTCGGTGACGTCGTGCGACCGCGGGTCCGCGGGCGCCTCGAAGCGACCCGACGCGAGCCACTCGTCGATCGCGATGTCGGCGAACACGAGCATGATCGAGTCGCCGGCGGCGATCGGGAAGCGGACCCGCACGCCGCCCGAGCCGGGATACACGACTGGGACATTTTCGACGACCACGTCGAGCCCGAGCGGCTGTACGTCGACGGTCGCCGGGTCGCGAAAGGCGGTCACGCGCGCCGGACGCATGACCATCGTGGCCGCCCCCGCTTTGGCGAGGGCAGCGCGGATCGCGGTGGTAATGACAGGCGTGCTCATCGAGGGTTCGCCTCGATCGTAGTGTACCACGGGTCGGCGTGGGTGTCGCCGGCGTGCTCGCAGCGGACGACCTTGTGGAGCCCCTCGACGGTGCGCGAGCGGATCATCACGAGCCCGCCGGGGCGAACGCGCGGGTCGACGAGCGTCTTCGCGCTGACGACCTTCGGACCGCCCTTCTTGTCCGGCGGGCCGACCGACGGCGAGCCGATCATCCCGGTGTCCTGCGAGATCACGACGGCCTCGCCGCGGGTCTCGGTCGACGACAGCACGAGCAGCTCGCCGTCAACCACCGTCCACTCGAGCCCGACGCGACGCATCAGCTTGGTCACCTGGTCGCCGGCGTCACCGGTCAGGGTCATCCCGGCGAGGTAGGGCCGGGCCAGCTCCGGGCGAGCGAGCACGTCGGCTGGCGCGGTCACGCCCATCGCGGTGAGCAGCTCTTGCAGCGCGCGGCGGGCGGGCGCCCCACGGCGGAGGGTCTTGGCGATCTTGGCGCGACGGCCACGGACGCCGTCCTGTACCTGGATCTCGGTGACGACCTCGGGCGCCTCGAACCGCGTCGACGAAAAGATCACGTCACCGGCAAACAGCCGGGCGAGGTCGTCGCCGTACCCGACGTCGAGCGTCAACCGGACGCCGTCTTCGGGCAGTGCAGCGCGGCTCGCCTCGGACATCCCGTAGATCTCGACGTTGGCCTCGTTCGGCTCGGGGTCGAGGGTTTGGATCACGTTGAACGCGACGCGGAGATCGCGGACGATCGTCGACGCGCCGTCGTGTGTGAGGGCGACAGCAGCGCGGCGGTTGAACAGCTCGCCCATTAGTACGGGATCTCCCAGCCGAGGGTCTCGAGCATGGCCTCGTCGAGCATCCCGGCGGACTCGAGGGCGTCGACTCCGTCGCCGTCCCAGTACGCGACGACGGGGCCGCGGAGGTTGGAGTTCTGTGACCCACCGGCCGCGAACCGGAAGTCACCCATCACCGCGCCGCCTGCTCCCCCCGACGACGACTCGTCGACTTGCTCGAGGTCGGTGTAGAGGTGGAATAACTGAGTCGACAGATCGCGCTCGGCGACCACGAGGTAAGGGCGGACGACGCCGGCATGGTTGTTGGCCGATTCCGTAGTAGTCCCTCCGCGGTCCTCGAGTAACTCAACGCGTCCGCTGCCTGTCGTCGTGGCGTTGGCGCGCGCGCCGGCTTCGGTTCCAGCGCCGAGCGACAAAAACAAGTTCCCGGAGATATCCCCGGACCGGGCGTAACAGATGGCGGCGAACCTCTCCCCCGCCCCCGCCGAGTTCGACGCGGAAAACTGACTGGAACTCCCAGATGCCACGAGCAGCTGCTCCCATCCGCTGGCCGACTGCTCGTACAAGAGCGACCCGCCGGACGCGATCATGTCGCCCGACCCGATCAGCGCCGTGAGATCTCCGCTCGCGACCTGGGTCGACCACTGTCGCGTCGGCGCCGGGATCCCGAGCGCCTCCCAGTGCGCGGCGATCTGTGGAACGTACACGCTGTCTGGGCCGTCGGTCGGCACGAACGCGCGGGGGTTGGCGACGCGCTGTACGGTGACCGGCAGCCGCGGCAGATCCGACCGGTCGACGAATAGTAGCCGGTGCCGCGTACCGAGGTCGGTGAACCCGGGGTCCTCCTGTGCGCCGGTCGTGTCGACGAGCATGAGCCAGCCGTTCAGGGGGAATCGGGGGTCGAGCGAGCGCCAGCCGATCGGCCGGCCGACCGCGAGCTTCATCCCGAGCCGCACGTCGACGCCCGCGGGCGTCCGTGCGTCGAGGTACCACGCCGAGGTGGTCGAGTTCCACCGCAGCTCAAACGCAGCGACGACGCCGGCGAGCTCGATCGAAAACGTCGAGCGCGGAAGGACGGGGACGGTGAGCGGGATCTCGATCATAGTCTACTCGTGGCGATCCAGACGTCGGAGAGATCGTCGGTGCCCTGTGCCTTGTCGGTCTGCGCGCGCGTCGACCGCAGCGCCGCCTGGTCGTCGAGGTTCGCCCCGATCGGGTCCTGATCAAACTGCTCGCCGGTCGTGGCGTCGAACCGCGTACCCCCGGAGGCCTTGCCACGCTTCACACCCTGGCGAGACCTCGCCGACGCGATCGGCAGCGAGACCGGGACGGTGGTCCGTTCGTTCGTGACGCGCTCGACCTGGACGAATCTAGCGGTGAACTCGACCGCGTCGCCGACCCGCACCGAGGCCGGGATCGTCAGCTCCTGCATGAGCATGTCGTCGTACTCGTCGACCGACGTGCGCACGGTGACGGGGGCGCGCGCCTCGTACACCTCCTCGAGCTTGATCAGCGCCTCGCCGACCGGGTCGTCGGACCGCAGCCCCGCCACCGCGCCGATCGGCGTCGCGCTGACGATCCCTCGGACAGAGAGCTCGAGCGGGGTAAGCAGCACGTGGTCGGCGATCTCGACGCCGTCCTCGACCGGGTGGAGGGTGACCTCCGCCCGTCGCGTGTGATCCGACTCGACCTCGCAGTCGATCCTGTAGCCGTCGATCTCGAGCATTAGTTTGGCTCGAATTCTGAGGCGATCGACCGCGCCCACCGGTCGAGCTCGCGGCGTGTCGCCTCCGTGCCGCGGCGCTCGGCCTCGCGCCCGATCGCCTCCTTGTCGCCCGACGCGCCGTTGACGTTGATCGTCGTGGAGATCGTCGCGGGCGCGTCGATGAGCACGCCCTGGCCCTCGCCGCGCGCGACGGGGCGCGCGGCGATCGCGGCCCGGCCGACGATGTCGAGCAGGTTGAAGCTGCCGCGGTCGGCGAGCGGGTCGGTCGACCGGTCACCGAACAGCTGGCGGCGGAGGACGTGCGCCTCGGTGCCTTCTTCGCCGAGCAGGATCTGACTTACGCCTGACTTGGCGATGTCGGCGGCCTCTTTCTGCCCGGCTTTGACCTCCTCCTTGAGCTTCTTGATCTCGCCGCGGAGCAGCAGCGACGTACCGCGAAAGCCGTCGGAGAGGCGCTCGAGCCCGACGGTCGCGGCGTCGAGAAGCGGGACGCCGGCCTCCTCCATGACGACGTTTTTAAACTCGGTCCACGCCTTTTTTGCGCGCGCCGACGTCGACGACATGACCTTGTCGAGATCCTCCTGCGTGTCCTTCGCGCCAATCGTCTCGTTCCTGATCTCGCGGATCGCGTCGCGGTGCTTAAGCAGCGACGTCACGGCGCGCGCGGCCTCCTTGCGGCCGAGAGCCTTTTGCATCAGCTCCGGATCGCGTGCGAGCTTCGAGTTGCTGATCATGTCGAGGATCTCGTCGACCGACTTGAGCGACTTGACGGTCCGGCCTTGTTCGTCCTTGGAGACGTCGAACACGTTCAGCCCCGACGCCTTGCCGAAGCGCTCGGTGTTGACCGCAGCGAACAGCGACGATAGCTGGGTCGCGGCCTCGCCGGCCGAGCCCGCGCCACGCTGGGTGACTTGGAGTAGCGCGTTAAGCTCGCGCAGACCCTCTAGCCCGCCGCCGCCCTTGAACTTCGCGGCCTCGGGCGCCAGCGTCGCGAGCAGTCCGGCGAAGTCTTTGAGCTCGACCGCGCCGGCCTTGCCGCCGCGGATCAGAACCGAGAACGCGTCTTCGAACTGCGCCGGGTCGATGTCGAGGTTCGTCTTCAACGCGGCCGCGGCGCGCGCGATGTCGTCGACGGGGGTACCGGACGCCCGGGCGACGCGGGCGAACGTTGACATCGCCTCGGCGGCGTTTTTGCCGTCACCGGTGAGCGCGACGAACTGCGCGGACCCGGCGAGCACCTCCTCACGCGCCAGCCCGGTGGCGTTGCTGACGTCGAGCACCTGCGCGCGGAAGTCTCCCATCGAGCCGATCGCGCCCGCGCTGTTGACGTCGAGCTGCGTCAGCGCGGCGTCGAAGCTCATCGCCTCGCGTGCGGCCCCGGCGAGCCCCGCGGCGAGCCCACCGCCGACCAGCAGCCCCGGCGACAGCCCAAGTACGCTGAGCCCGCCGCGCCCGCCGCGGGCCGCCTTCGGGCGGCCGAACCCTCCGAGCGTGCCCTCCCGCGAGCGGACCTGGGAGCGGTGTTGGATCGCGGCGACGCGATGATTGAATGCCACGAGCCGCCGCTCCGCCGCCTTGAACGACGCGGCGTCCGGCTTGATCCCGAGCTCGGCGAATAGATCGGCAACTTTCATGACAACGCGTCCAGTACACGATTGGCGGCCTCGACGACGTCGAGCGAGACCTTATCGACCTCGGCGAGCGAGAGCTTGCCGGCGACCCACAGCCGCCAGACTAGCCACTCGGCGTCGAGGTCGGCGTCGAGCTCGAGGGGTTCTCCGCCGCTGCCGACTCGTCTCGGCCGGGGCGTGACGCCCCGGCGCCGAACAAAAAATCGCCGTAGTGGACCTCCGTGGCGAAAAAGATCGCCTGAAAGAGCCCGATCAAGTTTCCCGCAAACGCCTCGTTGATCGCAGCGCGCGAGTTGAGATCGACGAGCTTCGGTCCGTCGGCGTCGGTGATCTTCGCCTCGGAGGTGACGAGCAATCGCATCGCGAGATCGTCGGCAGCGCCGCCCATCGTCACGAACATCGGGACGACCGACATGAACGCGGCGTCTCGGTCGACGGCGTCCTCGAGCGCGGACAGTACCGGCAGGACGCGCGTCGCGACCTCGGACCACTCGCGCAGGAGCGTGAGCGCCGGGAGCTGGGTCACCTCGATCTCGACGCCCCCGGCCAGGGTGCGCTTGGCGGACTTCACTAGATCGCGCCCCCGACGGTAATCTGGAGGTTGGCGGTCGCGAGCGTCCACTCACGCCCGGACGCCTCGTTCGAGATCTCGACGCTGGCGGACTTCTGGACCCACGCCTCGGCGGCGGCGACCAGCGTGTTGCCATTGAGGTCGTCGATCGACAACGGCCCCTTGCCCGCGCCGGTGGCAATCTTGTCCGCGGCGAGCGCGTTCGACAGCACGCCGTTGCTCGGGGACTCCGCCTGGAGCGTGAGCACGACGGTCCCGGACTCGTCATGCGAGCGCGTGCGGGTGCCCTCGCCGTCGGAGCCGATGGTGGTCGTGAATGCGTCGTTCGCGTGCTCGGCCATGATGTAGGTCCCGGCCATGAACCCTTTCATTCGGGCGCCCTTGAAGGTCACGATCACGCGCTTCGGGTCAAAGTCTTTTGCCATAGTCGTTCCCCGCTAGAGCGAGAGTACTCCGTTGATCGCCACCGAGTGGATCGCGCCCGAGTAGGTCGCCGAGTACTCGACGTCCGGCAGGTGCCGAAGCGCCTTGTTCGCGACGCTGACGTCCTCGGCCTCCGGCGCGGTGACAACGGGGGCCGGGTCCTCGGCGATCCCCTCCCCGAGGTGCTCGAGGATCGCGGCGCGCACGGCGCCCTTGACCATCGAGATCCCGACGGCGTCGAAGGGCACTTTGTCGTTCACGAGGAACAGGGTCATCACGTTCAGCGCGATGTCGGACTCGAGCTGGTCGACGAACCGCCGCGTGTCCATGAATGCGAAGCTCTGATCCGCGACCTCGCCTTGCCACGAGAACGAGGCGCCCACCTCGGACTTGTAGTAGGTGGCGCGGCGGTCGGAGATGTTCGACCGCTGCGTCTCGGTCAGCGTCGGCGCAACCAGCCCGGTAAGCGTCTTGTACGCCGCGGTCTCGGTGCCGGGGTCGAGCGGGAGCCAGCGGCCGAGCAGCCGCGCGCCCGCCATGTCGGCGGGGTCCGGGTGCCAGAACCCGCCGGTCCGGGTGTAGTCGGCCTCGTCGAGATCGTCGAGGACGTCGGTCCCCGATGCCTCGGCAGTGGTGACGGTCACCGAGTCGGACGACTCGGCGAGGTAGAACTTTTTTGCGGTCTCGATGTACGCGGCCGCGGCGGCCACGTAGGCGGTCGAATTGAACAGCGTGTAGAGCGCGTACCACTCGTCGGACTCGTTCGAGATCGCCGCGAGGTCGGTTGCCAGCGACGTACCCGGCTCGGCGTGGTCCTGCGTGATCGAGGTCAGAGCGTGATCGGTCGACTCGAGCGCGAACCAGTCTCCGGCCGCGTCGGCGGTGACGGTGACCGTGCCGTCCATGTTGTCGACCGCGGTGTAATTGGCGCCGGTGACAGCGTTCAACGCCGTCTCGAGCCCGGCGCTGATCTCGGCCGCGGTCGCGTCGCCGTCGGAGGTGAACGACGCGGTCTCGGCGGTGACACCTTCGCCGCGCACGTTGATCGAGTACACGGTGTCGTCGGCGGCGGTGACCGTGACCTCGTACCGCTGCGTCGGCTGTCCGGCGGCGCGCCCGATTGCGATCCGCGGCGGCCGTGGGTTCTGGGCGAAGATCGCGGCGGCGGCGAGGAACTCGGGCGAATCCGAGTCGAAGTCCTCGAGCACGCCCGTCGACGACGTGTAGAACCGGATCCGATCGGAGAACGAGTCGCCGATCGACTTGCACGAGAGAATCATCGGCACACCGA